CCCGGTTTTACCGGGCGCTCTATTAGGTCGCTCTAACCTTTTGGAGGTCAAAGTTCCTATGAGTACAACTAAGACATTCCGTCATAGTTGGGCGTTCACGACGCAGAAGCAGGGCTACAATACAGTGCCGCCCTTCCAGCCTTTACCGGCTCAGAAGATCGTCACGAATAGAGTAGTCACTGCGACTGATTCTGTCGTCTACGGTGGTAACTATGCAGATTGGCGCCAGCGTATTGCTCGCGGTCAAAATGCTACTACTACGCTCAGTGGGACACGGCAAGGGCGTGTAACCTTCCATTCTGGACATGCAGAATTGTTCAATACCTATATGGGTACTGGCTATCTGCAGTCTCAGTGGATTGGTGATCTGGGTCAAGCTTATTTGGCATTTAATGTGCCATCCCAGAGTATGTCTCTTGTCGCTGACCAAAGAGCGCGTCAGAAATTCCTATCGCATTATATACAAGCGAAGAATTCATGGCGAGGGGCCAACTTTGTTGCCGAAGTGACCGAAACAGTTCATATGTTACGGCACCCGGTTCAAAGTTTATTTGGCTCCGTCATGGACTTTGCTAAATATGTGACTGGAAGGCGGACACACAACCTCGGGAAGAAATCTCCCTTGGCTGTTCTCGATAAGGCTAATCGCATAATTTACCAGAAGCGTGGGGTGAACCCTCACGGTGAAGGTAAGTTTGTGAAAAAGCTTGATCGGTCCGTTTCTGACACGTGGTTAACGTGGGCTTTCGGTGTGAAACCGCTGATTGCCGACTGTAACGACGCCGCCACTGCTCTCAACAACCTTAAAGAAAGGGTTGGTGGGACTGGTGTCGCAATGCAACGTGTTAAAGGTCATGGTCGTGAAACCATTACTTCCATGTCCCAAAACAATAGCACCGTGTTCGTTACAGGAGACAGCAACGTTGGCTTTAAGCACAGATTAGTCTTTAAAACAGACTACGATGTGCGCTACGTTGCTGCTCTTCGTGCGCGACTTGAAGACCTAAGTACGACTCTTGAACACTTCGGGTTCGACCCTTACGATGTCGTTCCCGCGGTGTGGGAGGCTATACCTTGGTCTTTCTTTGTCGATTATTTCGTTAATGTTCAAGAAATGATCGACAGTTGTCGTCTTTGGTCGGCAGACTTTAGCTATGCGTATCGCAGCGTAAGAAACGCTGGAACGCTTAATATGCTAAGGCCAGAGCCGGTCTTGATGCCAACCGCTACAATTCAGCGTTCTTGTAGCGGAGGTGGTTTCTATACGCTGTCCACTTGGGTTTCCCGTGGACCTATTGGTTCTGTTCCTCAACCCAGTTTCGAGATGCGGGTACCTGGACTAGACTCATCTAAGTGGCTTAATATCGCCGCTCTGAAGAATCAAATCTTTAAGGCATCCGGAAAACGTTTCTAGGCTGATACAGGATCGTCCTTAACCGTAAACCAACATGAGACATTTCCTATGTCTATTACCTGGGCCTCCCCAATTACGGGGCAACCACAGACGGGGTTTACTGCCCCTACGTACACCACCGTGGCCGACACCGCGCCTACCAATACACCGGGAAAGCAAGTTGTCGTTACCGCGTTAGGTGGTACGCAAACAGGTGTAACGGTTCACACCGTTGCGTCTCCTTTCACCCTTAACATCACCCGGCCTTCGACTCTCAAGACTCTTGGGAATCCTAACCCGGTGACTGGGGTGATCTCACCAGTGCTCGACAATACGTATAAGCTGATTGTTCGGAAGGGGGTAACCCCCGCCTTAAATCAGCCTGCGCGCGTTGCAACCTGTACCGTCACCATGACGATACCGGCTGGCGCAGATACTTATGATTCGCCCAATGTAAGGGCGCTTCTAAGTGCTGCGTTCGGCGCCGCTGTTCAGCAATCCGCTGGCATTGGCGATATGACCATCAATGGGGTTCTTTGACTTCTTGGTGGCCATCTATGGCGATCTCCTCTCGAAAGGGTGGAGTCGCCTTAGACACTGGTGTGTAATGTTACGTTCTAACAACCCTTTAACAACAAAGGAATCCGCTATGAAATGCCGTTATATCGAAAGCGTAAGTAATACGTCAATCACTGTAACGACATCGCGTAGCGGTGTTGTTAGCTTGGGGTGCAGCCTTTGCTTCGATGGAAGGATCGTCTTGTTTGCTGTTTGCACGCAAGACGGGCCTGACACGTGGCGGTGGGTTACACTCTGGAGCCGTAAGGATGATGATGGCCCAATTGAGGTTAACCCTCTTTTGGATTCGATTCATCCTAGCCTCGATCGACTAGACGCTCAGGTGGTAGAGAACATTGCGCATTTCGTTTGCAATGAGCTCGAACCATCTGAAGTCGAAATCGAAGAAGCATTTAACGCCGCTGGAAAAGAGGATGAAAATCTTCCTATCCGCGTGCGTAATATGCTTTGAGGTCTAGCCGAAAGGCTAGCGGAAACGTAGCATTATCTTGGAGAACTGTTATGCAAATCTGTGCTAATAAGCTTCTCGAGAGTCTACGACATGACCTATCGGTACATGTTGACGTTGGTGGATTTAGCTGGTCCATCGACGACTCGCCGCTGCAGGTAGCTTGCTATCGGCAGTACGAGAGCCTGTTGAAGAAATTCAATCAGGCGGATAGGCCGTCACCGATCGCGTGTGAAAACGCCCTTAATAAGTTCCGGGCGGTAAACACACGTGTATCCGAGTGGCAGCTTAAACTCAACAATGTACAGCCGGACTGGGAACTTCTAGGTATGCTTAAGGCAGAACTGAAAGAGTTTCTAGATCCTTCAAATAGCGGACCTATCTACTCTGATTACCAGCTGATGTTCGAGCTGGGTTATTCAGGGCCGGGAGCTTCCTTGGAAGCGAACGGGTGTGACTTTTACACTAAGATGTTTTCGTCTAGGCTGACAGCCACCGAGGGTATCTCCGATGTCTGGAGCACTTTGATTCAGCGGAATCCGCAGTTTAGGCTAGCTTTTAGCGATGCCTCGAAGGCGTTCCCTATCAAAGTGGTAGACCACAGTAAATTAACCTTCGTTAACAAGAACCAGGACGTTGCGCGTACCATTTGTGTCGAGCCATCCGTAAACATGTGGATGCAACTCGGCATGGGTACCATACTACATAGACGTTTACGTCAGGTGTATGGTATTGACTTCGAAATTCAACCCGAAGTCAATAGGCGCATGGCTAGATTAGGCTCTCTCCTAGATCATACTGTTACAATTGATCTCGAGAGTGCCTCGGACTCATTGGGTTTACGTATGATGACTGAGGTTTTCCCAAAAGGTTTCATGGGAATGCTTCATCGTCTTCGTTCACCGATGAGCCGTCTACCAGACGGTAGTCTAGTGCCGCTTGGAATGGTGTCCACTATGGGAAATGGTTTTACGTTCCCGTTACAGACATTACTCTTCGCGGCGTCGTGTGTTGTTGTTTGCCGCTACCTAGACATCCCTTGCATTAGCAAGGGTCCATGTGAGCTTAGGAACATGAGCGTCTTTGGTGATGATATCATCATTGACAACCGCGCTTCTAGGCTCCTCATGCATCTCCTTGAGATGCTAGGCTTTGTGGTAAACCGCAACAAGACCTTTGTTGAAGGTCCGTTCAGGGAGTCCTGCGGCGTCGATTGGTTTTTAGGCCAAGATGTCAGACCAGTGTACTTAAAAAGTCTCAGGTCTTTGCAGGACTGCTTCGTAGCTATCAACAGACTCATCCTATGGTCAGCTAAAACAGGTGTTTCTTTGCGAAACACCGTCTCCTACGTCCTCCAGTGTTTTCCTGGGGCCCGTAGGTGTCTGGTTCCACCAGATGAAGGTGACGATTGTGGCATCAAGGTGCCAAGGGAGCTCTGCGATTGGTCCTCACGGACTGTTCGTGGGAGCTTTGGTCTGCTGCGTTACGTAAAGTCCATTCCAGTTTTTCACGGGTTTCAACTCGCGAAAGATTCGGATGGGTACGCTTGCAGGCTAGTGAGACACCCGAAGAAGAACGCAGCTTTTGACCCTAACGGGTTATGGCTGTCTTTTCTAGGGGGCTACGTTCGTGGCTACCGGGTAAGCATCAGGCAGATGCTTGTACGGTATAAGACGAAGCGCATGAAGACTCCCAATTGGGGCTTTATGCGGCCACAGTGCTTGTCGGGTTACTCCGATAGGTACGAGCGGTTTCGAACCGCTGCACTCCGGAACTTGTAACCCCGGGGTTGGGTTGATAGGGGCTTTGCTCTTATCGTAAAATAGAGCGGGG